ACTGACCCAAAGTTCTCAGTCATGATTGACCTGTCTGCATACGCAACAGCGACACCTGACGACGACACCCGTGAAGTTGACTTTAAACGCTACCACGCAAATATGACTGAAGTGCAAGCAGCGGCTGGCGATAACTTCCTCGACAAGTGCTATGCTTGGGTTATGGCTCAAGACGATATGAATGGGAGCATTGAAGTATAATGGGTGTAACCATTAATCATCAGACGAACGACATTTCGGCAACTAGCGGCTCTCTGACGATTGATGGGGCCGCGGCGGGTGGTGGTGGTGTTTTAGAAGTTATTAGTCACCAAGTAACAACCGCAACTGTTACAGAGGTTGTTATATCGTCTATCCCCAGCACATACAAAAGCTACAAGTTAATAATGAATTGGACGCTAGGATCAACTGCGTCCAGCAACCCCAACCTTACTTTTTTTGACGGCACTACACAGCTTACAGGTTTTACTATGTACCGCGCTACTGCAGCCAGTCAAACAAATCAGACAGGGCAATCAAAAGTGCCTTTGGTGCGAGAACTTTCCATGAGCGTTTTTGCAGTTGAGGCTGATATCTGGGGTTTAGGTCAAGACAACACAAGTTTGATAATTAGCGGTCAGACATATAGCAATGCAACAGCAAATGCTGTTTGCGAATTTGGGGCTTTTCGTGCGGGGGCTTCTGGGACCGCAGCAGATAAAATTGCAATTAAGGCTAGTTGGACGAATATACCCGCTGGGGCGGTTATCACGCTGTATGGCTTGAGAGGATCGTAAAATGAAAAAGCTGGTTGATGGAAAATATATCAGTCTGACACAACAGCAGATTAAATTGATTTACGCAGAAGAGGATTTATTACTGCCCTACCTTGTTAGGTCACAACGAGATAACCTACTAGCGCAATCTGATGTTCATGCCTTGGCAGACAGAATAACGCCAGAGTGGGCATCGTATCGTCAGGCACTTCGTGATATAACCGAACAGGCAGGTTTCCCTAACAATATAACTTGGCCTGTAAGGCCTTAATACTACAACAAAAGGAAAATAAAAATGGTAAAAGAAAATAACACAACCATTAACATTAATGACGTAGAATATGACACTAACGACTTCACAGAGACACAGAAGGTAATGCTTAGTCATGTGGTCGATCTTGAGCGTAAGATTAGTAACATTAGGTTTAACCTAGATCAACTATCTTTCGGTAAGGAATCTTTTCTAAGTCAACTAGTTTCTTCGCTAGAAACTGAGAAACAAGAAGAGGCGGCATAGTCCCCTATTAAAAGGAGAAGCCCTCCTTCCCTATTATTATATATTATATAAGTTATACCTAAGGAAACACAGGTATAACTTATTTATCTAAGGAACCTACAGATATGATGACTGACTACCAAACCTTTATTCACCTCTCTCGCTACTCTCGTTGGTTAGAAGAAGAACAACGTAGAGAGACCTTACCTGAGACAGTAGCTCGTTACATGTCTACTTGGGAAGGTAAGCTTTCTAACGAAGATCACTTAGAACTAGCTTCTTCTATTGAGTCTCTAAAAACTATGCCTTCTATGAGAGCTATGTGGGCTGCAGGACCAGCACTACAACGTAATAACATTACAGGGTACAACTGTTCCTATCTTAAGATTGATACTCCTCGCGCTTTCGATGAGGCTATGTACATTCTTATGTGTGGTACAGGTGTTGGTTTCTCTGTTGAAGCTACAGATGTAAGTAAACTACCTATTATTAATGATCACTTCCAGCCATCAGAACGACTGATTGCTATCGAGGATTCTAAAGAAGGTTGGGCTAAAGCTCTACGTAAACACATTGCAGACCTCTATCTAGGTCGTGTACACTTCTTTGACTATACTAAGATTCGTCCTGCTGGCGCTAAGCTGAAGACTATGGGGGGTAGAGCTTCTGGCCCTGAACCTCTCCGTGAGCTACTTGAGTTTACTACGAATTTATTCAAGAAGGCAGCTGGACGTAAACTAAACCCTATTGAGTGTCACGATCTTATGTGTAAGATTGGCGAGATTGTTGTTGTAGGGGGCGTACGTCGCTCTGCTATGATCTCTCTCAGTGACCTAGGTGATCACACTATGCAGAACGCTAAGTCAGGTACTTGGTGGGAGGCCAGTGCACACCGTGCTCTTGCTAACAATTCGGCTGTATACTTACAGAAGCCTGATGCTCTAGCTTTTATCAAAGAGTGGACAGCTCTTATTGAGTCTAAGTCAGGTGAGCGTGGTATCTATAGCCGTGGTGGTGCTCAGAAGAGTGCTCCTGCTCGTCGTGATGCAGAACAAATTCATGGGACTAACCCGTGCGCAGAGATCGCTCTCAGATCAAATCAGTTCTGTAACCTAACAGAGGTAGTACTACGTAGTGATGACACTCTAGACACTATCAAAGTTAAAATTAAGGTAGCCACTATTATGGGTACCTTGCAAGCAACTCTAACTAACTTCCCTTACCTTCGTAGTATCTGGAAGCACAACACAGAAGAAGAACGATTGTTAGGTGTCTCTCTTACAGGCATTTGTGACTGCCCTGCGTTGATTAACGCTACAGAAGAACAGATTCAAACTCTGCGGGATTACGCGGTAGAAGTTAACGTACTCTGGGCTGAAAAGCTAGGTATCCCTGCTTCAACTGCGGTGACAACTATCAAGCCCTCAGGTACAGTCTCTCAACTTGTAGACTCTGCTTCCGGTATTCATGGTCGTTTCTCTCCTCAATACATTCGTACAGTACGAGGTGATAACAAAGATCCTATCACAGACTTTATGAAGTCTAAGGGTGTTCCAAGTGAACCTTGTGCTATGAAACCTGATAGCACTACGATCTTCTCTTTTCCAATCAAGAGCCCAAAAGGTTCTATTATGGTGGATGATCTTACTGCTATTGAACAACTGGAACTGTGGTTGAAGTTGAAAAAGAACTGGGCTGAACACTCTGTCTCTGTCACTGTCTATGTGAAAGAAGATGAGTGGATGAAGGTTGGTTCCTGGGTCTATGAGAACTTCGATCACCTTACAGGAGTATCGTTCTTGCCTTACACCGAACACTCTTATGCGCAAGCACCTTATCAGCCTGTCTCTGAAGAGGAATACAATGCAGCAATCTCCACGTTCCCCAATAATATCGATTGGACTAGTCTCAGTCTCTATGAAAAAGAAGACAACACCGAGGGTGCACAAACACTCGCCTGTGTTGGAGGAGCCTGCGAAATCAAATAAACCTTGGCCCCGTAAGCGTAAGCTTAATGCTCGTTTACGGGGTCATGTTAAGAAACAAGAAAGAAAACTGTTTAATAGTTTAACGGAGGGCTAGTATGCCAAGAATAAAATTAGGAGAGGTAGGTATCGGGGGTCTTAACTCAGATACCCCTGCTCAAAAACAAGACCTCACTACCTTTGCTCGAGGCTTGAACATGCGGCCCTTTGATAACTCTCTTCAAGGTGTTTTTGATTTAACTAAGACTTCAACTGCTAATAACATTGGTGGTGGCGCAGATAATATTTCTGTGACTCCCCGAAACGTTTATGCGATGTCTCAATGGACTCCTACTGGTTCTTCTGAGTTCAACGTAATTTATATGTATGAGAATGATAGCGATGGTCTCAACCTAACCTTTCAGATCGTGGATGATATTCTTAATCCTACTACTACACAAGTAGTTGGTTCTTCTACTCTTACACCTATGGATGATAATGATAGGTTTAATATTGATCTCTTTCCTTTCAATGACATTGTAATTGCTAATGATGGTGCTAGTACTCCCAGAGAAATCAGAAAGATTACTCAGGTAGATATTGACGCTAACTCTGGCCTAACAGGTTTACTGGATAACTATGCTGCTTTTCCCTTAACTGGCTGGATCTCGGGCGTTACTTCAGAAAGACTACTTACTTACCGTAATAGAATTATTGCCATCAACGGAGGAGGTGTTTACACTGGTTCAGAAAACCTAGGTAACGTTTCTCTTATTTGGTCCACGCCCATTACTGCTCTAGGTACACTTTCAGGTATTGACTTCATTGCAAGATCTACTAACTCTGCGGGTGACGATATGGTTACCGATACAGTAGGTGAGCTCTTAGACGCAGCAGAGTTAGGAGAGTACTTAATTGTTTACAAAGAAGACGGAGTCCTACAGTATCAAGATGTAGGCGATCCTTTATATTTAGTTGGACGACTTCTGTTTGATGATGATGGGCTTTATAGTCCTGGTTGTTTTGCAGACATCGGTAACGGTAAACATTTTGTTGTAGGTAACTATGGTGTTTACTTACATGATGGTGGTCCTAACAAAGAAAATATTTCTCGTGGTAGAATTGAAAAAGCATTGTACACTGATGTAGATCCTGAAGCAAGAGATCGAGCCTTTGTGTTCCACCACGCTTCAGATAAAGAAGTATGGATGTGCTACAGTTCCGTAGATCGCACAGGTGTTACTACAGGTTGTAATAGGGCTTTCTGTTATAACTATATCACTAACAGTTGGTATAAAAGAGACTTACCTGTCGGTGGAACAGATGGAATACGTGGTATGACTGAAGGTGAACTTAAAGGTAAACTTTATATCTTCGCTTGGGGTAAGTCTGGTGTCTATCAACTGGGAGACGAAAGGAACGAAGGTACTTTCTTGTCTTCAGGTTGGGTCCAGTTCTTAGATAATAATCTGGGTGACGAGAGTGTAGTTAAGAAGATTTCTTCTGTCTACCCTAAGGGAGAAGCTCCTTTCCGTTGTGCTATTTCTTCCAAGAACACAGTAAACAGAGATACCGATGTAAGAGATAACGATAGTTATGCCTTATCAGGAGCTAACGCTGCCTCCAGAACATTTGATCCCAGTTTAAAACATAAAGAAGATTACAGATTAACGGGTAGATATTTCGATATAGAACTATCTATGAAAGACTCAGAAAACCCTAACATAACTGGGTTCGATGTGGAAGTAATTTCAGGAGGTAGTAGATAGTGGTTGAAATTTTTATACCTTCCAGTATTAGAGACAAGGCAACCAGAGATGTTCTTTACGCCTTGTCTAAGAAGATAGGTAATAGTTCTAGTAGTATTAGTGTACAGGCCACAGACCCTAACGCAGGGGATACTGGTTACGTAGGTAATATTATTTACTCCAGTGATACAGATAGTATTTGGATTTTTACTGGAACTATTTGGGAAAAAGCTAGAGTAAGTAAGACAATCACTATCGGAATCGATTCTACTACTCCTGGTAGCGAAGGAACAGATCCTTCTGGTTGGCTTATTTCCTCCAGTAACTTTAGAAACAATGCAGGCGTTACGAAGGCCCTTGTTGCTACTCTTTACATAGATAATACAGCTAATACTCTAGCTGAACACAATACTTACACTTATCTGTGGCGTAAAAATGGCATAGCTAACTTTTCTTCCAGTACAACTCAACGTTCAGATACTGGTTACAGTTCAAGAACTATAATCATAGACGCTACAGATATCGCAGATCAAGGTGACGATGCCTTTACTTGTGAAATCACATATTTATAGGAGAATATAATGCCTACAATTACAGGTAATATTACTATCGCGGATCTCGTTGATGGTGTAACAGGCGCAACTATCGTCTTCACTAATGAGTCCCATACTTTTACTGCAGGTACTGACGGCTCCGTTACAGACCTATCTTCTTTTTCTTCTGACGTAGCTGTTTACGCAGGAACTACTCAGTTTACTTACGTAACAGGCAGTTCACCAGGAACTGATCAGTATGCTATTGGTTCTGTCGTAACGTCAGCAGGTCTTTCTACGTCAGTAGCAAGTGTCAGTAGTCAAGCAAGGTTAACAGTTGCAGATACTGCAGGTTCCGCTGGCTTTGCAGATGCAGGAGAGGATAATCCTGATTCTGCTAGTATTGTTGTGCCTATTATAGTTAACATTTCAGGTACACTTATAACTTATAACAGAGTAATCAGTTTAGCTAAGGCTAGAGGTGGTTCTGCTAAAATTATTAATGTTGTAGCAAGTAGACAAACTGTCCTCTACGACTTCGGCACTACTTCTCCTAAGTCAGGTGAAACTGCTTTTGTTATTGAAGCTGACTTTCAGAACTTTGAGACAGGAGATGCTGCAGGAGTATGGTCTTACCGAGCAGGTAACTCTGGTTCTTTTGTTGCTCTTGGTTCTGGTCAAGGTACTGTTAGTGGAGCTAATAATATTTCTGTGTCAGTAACTCCTACTCAATACCAAACAGTCGCAGGATCAGACAATGTAGTAACTTACAGAGTAACTAGAGATACTCGTATTGATCAGGTTTCTATTGTTAAGCTCAGAGACGCGGAAGGGGGATATCAAGTAGTTATTGAAACTACTGACCCTACAATATTTAAAAATAACATAGGTGATGCAGATCTAACTGCTAAACTATATCGAGGCGGTACTGAAATTACTTCAGGAATAACTTACTTATGGAAACTTAACGGCGCTAATTTTACCCCTAATGTTTCCCAACCTTCAGGTTACGGTACTACTTCTAAACAAATTAGAATAGATGCGGGAGATATTCCGGATGGTAGTTCTAGACAAGTTACTTGTGAAATAACATTTTAAGGAGATGACTTATGCCAACAATCGCGGGCTATATTTCCCTAGCAGATGTAGGGGATGGAAAAACATTTAATCGCTATTACTCTACGTTGAGCGTAGGTGGCAGCATTTCTACTACTCAAGGCAGCAGGAAGTACTTCTTTGATGTTATACACCGAGTAGATTTATCTCCTACTGCACCCACCTCTAGTACTGTCTTTTCTTTACTGATAGGAACTGACGGCACTAACGGTACTAACGGTACTAACGGTACTAACGGCACTAACGGCACTAACGGTACTAACGGTACTAATGGTGTTGATGCTGATATCTATAAAACCATTTACTTATTCCAAAACGGCGTAGCTGCCCCTTCAACTCCTGGTGCCTCTCAAGGTTTCTCTGCTTCCACAGGCTTAGCTACTTCTGTAGGTTCTTGGTCAACTTCCGCTACTACTCCTCCTGCAGGTCAGGTAATTTACGTAGCTTCTATTCTGTTATTTCAGTCAGAAGGGACAGGTAACTGGGCTTCAGCTTTTGCGTGGGCTGCTAATGCTGCGAGTGCTTCAGGTACTAACGGTACTAACGGTACTAACGGTACTAATGGTGATGATGCCCCTAGGTTTGCAGAGATAACGCTCTACTACGCAGGTACTTCTGCTCCCTCTGCACCAACAGCTACCATAACCTGGTCAACAGGTGCTATTTCTAGTATAACCTCAGGTTGGTCTAGAACTGCACCAACAAAAGTTGCTACAAGTGACATTGATGTATATTCATCTTATCTTGTGTTTATCGATACAACTCCTCCTTTTAGTGATACTGCCGTTACAGGTGCTACACCTGCACAAGCGTTAAACTTTGATGGCCTTGTGACCTTTACAGGCGGAGACTTTGCGATTGATGGTTCTACTATTACATCTATTGATGGCGGTAACATTACTACTGGGACTATCAACGCAGATAAGATTGATGTCGATGGCACCCTAACACTCGCAGGAGCCACCTCAGGTTTTATTGCTGGTCGTACATCTACTTCTGACTTTGGGACTGATGGTTTCTACATCGGTCGGACAAGCTCAGGTGGTACTGTTGCAGATGGCTTTCAGCTATCTCATACGAGTGTTACAGACAGCTCTCACTCACAACTGTCTTCAGGTACAGTCCAAGCAGTTATCCATGATGATGATGCGGGTCTTCGTATCTACGAGCCTGTGTTCTATAAGCGTGGTACTGGTGTTGGTGGAGACACACTCTTGACTGCCAATGGGACTGTCATACTAACCAAAGGCGACATCCACACGGTTACCATTCAAGGTTCTGGCGGTGGCGGTGCTGGTGGGGGGGCCTCTTCAAGTGGCGCTAACAACTCCATACGCCTTGCGATTGCGGGTAATGCTGGTGGAAGCACATCAGTCGCCCTCACAGGTGCGACAGGATTTACAGGCACACGGAACCATTCCGCCTCAGGTGGTACGGGTGGTGCTGGTGGTATCACTTCCCTTTTCGATGGTGCCAACGGTATCTCGACGCCCTTTGGAGATGGCGGCATCGGCGGTTCTGATAATGTCGGGTCAACCGCTCGTGAAGCTACATCTCCAAACGCAACCGCTTATGGCGGTGGTGGTGGCGGGGGATATGGCCGCTACCGCTCCGATAGTGGCGACCACAATGGTTATGGTGGTTATGGTGGAGGAGGGGGTGCGACTATCACAGTCACCTACGACCTCATAGATGCTACCACTGATGGAACACTTAGTGTCACCATCAATGCGGCGGGTGGAACTACAACTGGTAACTCTAACCTTGGCGGAACAGGTGCTGCTGGTCGTAATGGTGCTGTAGCTATATCAGGTATTCTTGATGGTTACATACCACTTACCATATCAGACCTCCAACCACTCCCTTGGGCAACGAACAACTCTCGCACGGGCAATGAGACTTTAGGTTCTACAAACACTAACTCCTACGTTCAAATTCTAGATGGAGGCACTGGTAATGGTAGATACTTCTACGGAATAAGAACAACAGGTCCTGCTAGTGGTGCAAGTGGTGTAATATCTGGAGCTGGACTTTGGCTAAAAGAGGGTTCAGGGGCAGCAGGGACTTTTCTACAGGCTGGAGACAGCTATTCAGTGGTCGCCAGCACATCCGCAAATATCTTTGGGTTCATACCTGCGGGGGGTTCTGTCACAGCAAGACGGTCCTCTGCTACTGTAAGCTATTGGGAGCTATAACATGTACTACTATATGATTAACGGTACAGTGATTGAGTTCGTTGCAACAAACTTACGCATCATAACTGAACTTTCAGTAGAGCAAGGTTTACCTGTGGTTCAAGACGATGAATACTACGGTGAAGGTTATCACTACGCAGATGGTGCTTTCGTTAAGGAAGCATCGTTCATCGAACAAGAACGCCGAAAAGAGAGGACTGAAGAGTTCTCCCAGACCCTCGACAAGCTCAACGCTTCTTGGTGGGACAGTCTTACAGATACAGAAAAGACTGAGGTAAACACATACAGAACCGCTTGGTTAGACTACCCGTCTACAGAGGTTAAACCCACAAGACCTTCTATATTTAACCCTAAGGGAGCAACATGAAAGTAATTCACTTAGACCCTAGTAGTATCATTGCTCATTGGCGGACAATTGAACCTGCTTTACAATCAGCACTCGATCATTCGGTAGGTGAGTCAACTACTTACGACTATCTTTCTTGGTTACAAAATCCTGAACACTATCAGTGTTGGATCGTGTTAGATGAAAAAGAAGTTATTGTAAATGTTAGTATAACTAAAATTAATCGTTATGCTACTCACAAGTCCCTTCACTTAATCACAACAACAAGTATAAACGGTGGAAGATGGGACACCTATAAAGAAGCCCATCATACTATAGAAGATTACGCTAGACAGAAGGGATGCAGACGCATTGAGATGTATGGTAGAAAAGGGTGGTCTAAAATTCTAGGGAAACTTAAAGGTTCCCGAAATGAAAAATACAAAGAAGTGTACGTTGTGCACTCGATGGAGTTAACAAATGAATAATAGCCTATATAATCCTTTCATGCCAGACCTCAGACTCAGACCTCATGGTATGGTGTTTAAAGGGGGAGGAGGTGATACTGAAACAGTAGAGTCTATCCCTGACTGGTATAAACCTTTTATCGAAAAGGGAGCTAATGCCGCCAGTGACGCGCTTGATGCAGGGTCTCTCAGTACCGTAGTTGGACTTAACGATAACCAGAATAAGGCACTCTCAGGAATGGAAGGTGCAGCTACAAGAGCAGACAGTAACTACAACACTGCAGCTAACGCTACAGGAGTGCTTACTGATGCTGCCTCAGGCAAAGGTATTTACGGAGCAGGCGCTACTCAAGGACTCAAAGACTCTGCTATTCGTGATGCTCAATCAGCTTTCGCTCCTGTAGGTTCTCAACTGGCAGCTCAAGGGCAAGTAGGTGGAGCGCGTGCTGCTTTGCTTGGTCAAGAAAGAGATGCTAACCTTACCTCAGAGCTAGCAAGTATCGACTACCAAGATCTTTCTGATCGCAGAGCTACAGGTACTAGCGCAGCTAACAGCATTATTAATAACACTGGAGATATGAATACCGCTGCAGGCGCAGGCGCTTCTATCTTAGGGGAAGCGGGCGGTATCGAGCAAGAACAAGGGCAAAGAGAAGCAGACGCCACCTATCAAGGGTTGTCTCGCTTTGCTAGCCTTCTATCAGGCGCTCCTCAACCAGGACAACAGGCTGTCCAAGGAGGAAAATGATATGTCAATGTTAGCACGAAACCCTATGGGGGACGAAGAACAGAGAGTTCAAGGTAGACAAATTCAAGGTGGTCCTACCTTACAAAAGAAGCCAGGGTTAGGACAACAAGTAGGTACTGCAGTAAAAAATAAGTTTCTTAGCTCAGCAATGACACCAGGTGGTCTTGTTGGTACAGCTGCAGTAGACGGTGGTGCCGCTGCTACCCAAGGTTTATTGGGTGCAGGTGGTACTATTAGTCCCTCTCTTGGCACTATTGGTACTACTATCAGTGGTGCTCTAGCCCCCGCTGCTACTACTAGTGCAATAACTGCTGCTGCTCCTACTGCCTTGTCTGCTGCAATTCCAGCTGTCACTACCAGTGTTTTACCTACTGCAGCAACGTCGTTAGCTGCACCCCTTGCTACTGGCGCTACTGCGGCTGCTGGTGGTTTAGCGGCTATGGCACCGCTGTTAGCAGCAGCAGGCCCCTTCGCTCTGATGGCTCTTCCTTTCTTACTTAACGACGGTACAAACAAAGTACCTGACGTAGACTACGGTCCTGATCCCTTTGCTCAAGGATACAATAATGGTACTCCTGGTATAGGTTTGGCTACAGAGTTTTTAGGGAGACACCCCATGGGTGGAGTTGCTTCCCAAGTTCCAGGTATTCAAGCGGCACAACAGTTAGCTGCACAACACCCTATGGGTAATGTTGTTTCTCAGTTACCTTTTGGTAAGGCACTAGGACTTAACGATGGCACTACCTGCGTAGGTGGTGTCAACTGTGACTGTCCTTCTTGTAAAGCAAGGAAGTATAACAACGGTACTCAAGGTGTTCAGCCTACAACCAACATGAACTATGCTGGCGGCACTGACAGTGTTCCTGCTATGTTGACTCCTGGTGAAGCTATTATTCCTGCTGCTGCAGCTCAGAATCCTGCTAATAAACCTATGATAGATTCAATGGTTAACGAAGGTAGAGCCGCTAACGACATGGCACAAGGTGGACCTCTTCGTACACAGACTTACGGAGGCCCTATGTCTTTACCAGAAGCCTCTCCTGTTACTACTTCCAATATCGGTAGCTTACAGTCTCCTTCTCTCGGCCAACAACCAAGTGACTTCCCTTCTGCTCATATGTCGGGACCACTCTCAGGTAAAGCTAAGAGAGAACAAATGAAATTACTGCAAGATATGTCTTTTAAAAAGAAATCTTTTGAAGCAGAAGAAGCTAGGAAGCAACAAGCTTTCGAAGAGAAGATGTCCCAGAATAGAAGTAAATCTATGATGTCTCTCCAGCAATCACAGGAGTAAGTTACATGGCTGATATACTTTCAGGAAATCTCTGGGAAAATTACAAAGAAAAACTAGGCTATATAGAAAGCTCTAATAGATATGAGATCAAAGGTGGGACTAATGATCACTACGATGGCAAGTATCAATTTGGAAAGATAGCTAAGAAAGACATTGGTCTGGGTCACTCTATCAAAGAGAGAGAAGCTTTTAGAAAAGATCCTGCTGCTCAAGAAAAAGCCTTACTTGATCTCAGTAAATTAAATTACAAAAGATTACTTCAAAACCCAAAGTTTGCCGAGATGAGCACCGATCAGCAAATGGGAGTACTTGCTTATGCTCACAACCAAGGTGCAGGTGGTGCTAAGAAATGGTTAAATACAGGTAAGGTAGGTAAAGATGGTTTTGGAACCCTAGGAACTAAGTACTATTCTGCTTTCTCCGATAAATCACCTTTTGATTTTAGAGGAGTAGAAGAAAGCCTACGCCCTCAGTTAAGACCGACAGACTTAGATACTACACGCGCAGCTACAAACTTTGTTTCCTTACCAGCAGTAGCTGTTCCGCCAGTTCAATCTAAAATACCCCCTACATATGTACCACCAGTAACCCACGTAACGGGTACACAGCAAATAAACCCTAATGATGTAGACACCGCAGTACGTGAGGCGCTGCTTCCCTCCGCCGGGTTTCCTTCTCCTACTACTGTGTCTCATATTCGTCAAGGTTTTAACCAAGGTACAGCGGAAGTTCCTCAAGTAGCGGGGTATAACGATGGCACTGAGAGTGTAAGTTGGCTTGACAGTCTTCGTTCTATCTTCGATCGAGTGCCTTCTGGGGAAGAACTCCGAGACACTGCAAGAAGAGCCAGGGAAGAAACTTATAATCCTGCTCCAGAGGTTAACACAGGCGTACCTTTACAGGTCAACGATGTTAATTTGTTACCTCCTGCTCTTCCACCTCAGGCGTCAGCTATAGAAAAAGGTTACGTTCCTACTCAAATGGGTGCGACTGAGTTAAACTTACCTAAGTTTATTAACGCTAACTCTAACGTACCTACTGCTCCTCAAGCGGTTCCTGTTATTGGTCGTAATATGGATGTAGCTATGGGAGATGACGGTAGACCTAGGATACCTGCTATGCACCTATCAGATCCTTTGCTTAACGCGGCTATGGACTATAATCCAGGTGGTGTTTACTCTCGAGATGGTCAGGAAGTAAAGTACACTCAGACAGAAGCATTCCCTGCTCCTGTTATACCTGCTTCTCAAGAGAATATCAGGTTAGCTAATGAGATTAGAATAGTATCTGATGAGCTCTCTATCACGCCACCCGGACGTATGTACGACCGTGTACAAGTGCAGCTAAATGAACTAAAAAGACAACAAGCTGCCTTAGGTGAAACAACTGTACCTACGGTTTTGTCTCCCTCTAACTACCCTCCGATCTCTGAGGTTGAAATTGATGGTGACGAGGTGTACAGTGGTCGAGGTGACTTAGGTATGCCCAAAGACCCTGCGCTTGTCACTGAGTCTAGTGTCGCAGCACCTAAAACTAAAGAAGACGTTGAAGCTCAGATCATTGCGAAAGATGTTGCAAGAAACATAGATATCGAAAATGAAGCAGACCTTAAGAAAAAGTCAGATGAAGCAATTCAAAACAGTGGACTAGGCATAGATTCCTTAAAGGGGCTTGGTTCTAAGCTACTAGAAATATTCGATATGGAAAGTAGTGATGTAACTAAAGCTATAGGCCTTTATTTGTTATCCAGAGCTACTGGTGCTTCTCATGGAGGTTCTATGCGCTGGGCGGGTGGTACTGTTCTTAATCAGGTTGAAACTCGCACTGCAGCAGAGAACAAGACTAAAGCTGAGGTAGCAAAGACTGAAGCAACATCTAAAGTTTTACTTGCTTCTGGTTATACCCCAGAGTCTGTAGCTGCATGGTCCGCCACAGGTATTGCTGGTACCTTAGATAAACCTGGACCCGACTATACACAAAAACAACTTCGTGACAAGTACGCAGAAATACTGGCAGGAAATAAGTTTACACCTGAATCACTTAAGGCTGCTTTTGGTACTGTTCCTGGACAGTTTAATCCTGGCTTCCTTACATTGAAAGGAGGTAATGGTAAAACTAATGCTGAAAACTCACAATTGCTCATCAAAGACTTAAGGTCTAACTTTGAGAATATAATAAAAGAAGCTTTTGAAGGCAATGAAGAACAAGGCGCAATCTTTTTATCAGATATGATGACAAGCGCTGAAACTCACTGGGTTAGCTCTGGTATTCCTATTGGAGACGAAGCAGTTGGCGCTAACATTAAGCGAGTCACCTCTCTCGCTATGGAAGCAGCTATGGCTGACTCTAAAAGGGGTACTACAACAGTTAAAGACATTACCCCTTACATTAAGAATATGTCTTTGGACGAGTATGCACAGTCTGGAACAGATTCTATCTGGGCAATCGGAAGTACGAGTAAAGTAGATTCTTCTAAAGTAGCAGTACTTAGAAAGGATATGTACTCTAAGTCCGGTGGTGATACTGAAGTAATGAAAGGCGCTTTTTTATCTGCAGTAGATGAATTTGAAGACCTAACTCCTGACCAAAAGGCTAGGTTAAAGCCCGGTAAAGGGGAAAATAAGTTTTATGTTTATCTACGAGAAAAACTTGCTGGGTTACAATAAATCAAATGATTAAGGAGAAACTAAATGGCTATATCTGAACTAGAAAGGCTCTGGGCTGCTCAAGGCACTCCGATTAAAAGAGAAGGCACTCAAGTAGGTGACACTGCAGTCTCCGTTGTTGACGCCGATACTGCTAGGGTCGGAGAAGGTGAGAATATACGTATTAATGACGTAGACGCTCCTGAAGTAAAGCACTTTAATACTAGCTCCTTTGACTTTGATGACGGAGAAGTGTCAGGACAACTTGTAACTGATGCTACTGCTAATATTATTGAGAAGGAGGGATTCACAAATGAATCTCTCCAGACTCAGGACAGAGCAGGCCCTGGTTTTATTACTGGAGAAAAGGTAAGAAGAGGGTTTTATGGTAGACCACTAGGGGATCTGGTAACAGACTCTGGTCAACACCTATCCAGCCGATTACTATCTTCTGGCTTGGCAACAGTAGATCGTTTTGGTGCTAAGTCAAACTATGATGGTACTGCCAGTAATGCTGTAGTTGTTCAATCTATGGGCGCTTTAGATCGGGCAGTACGTAAGGCAGAGGGAACTGAGAACGACAATGACCGTGTAGTTAATATGATTAATCAGAATCGTATAGACAAGTCTTTAGATACCTATGGTTCTGCCTTTGTAGGTAAGCCAATGGCTGTTTCTGAGGCGGTGTTTTCTCGTAACCCAGACTTATACTCTGGAGTATCGATCAGAGATGAAAGCCGTAGTATAATGAATGAAACTAGAGGCTTCCAAATAGGTGATGCTTTTAAGTCAGGTACTAAACAAGGATTACTGGGTGCAAGTACCGCTATGGCTGTGATTGGGGAAGTATTAAACGTAGACTCAATGGAAAACTGGGGTCAAGGTAATGCAAATAAAATTAAGAGACAGATAGAGGATCTACCTCGATTAAAGAATGTAAATGCCTTTGATCCAGAAACAGGTGAATGGACTTTAGATGGTATTTCTGAGTTCGCAAGTTACATCGGTACTAACTTTGCTTCTTCTTTACCTATTATGGGTATAACCTTGGGGGCAGCAGTATTAGCTGTGCCTACTAAGGGGTTATCTCTTACTGTTCCTGCCTCTATTTATACTGGGCTTAACTATGACTCTCAAGCTAAAGATGACAAACATATTGCTAAGGCTTTTGGTTATGGTGTCTTACAAACTTCTCTAGACTTACTAACTGTGTATGTACCTACAAATAAACTGGCTAGCTTCTTTACTAACTCTTCATCAAGAAAAGAAGTCGTTAAGGAAGTAGCGAAAAAGTATGGCACAAGTAATGAGGCTGCAGAAAAGCTCTTAGCCCAGACTATGCGTAAACAAGCAGAGCGAGGTGTTGAAATAACCTCTGATCAGATAAAGCGTGCTATTAAAAGCAAAGCTGCGAAAGCGGCGGCGGCAGGTATTACTATTGGAGGCAGTGCGCTTGTAGAAGGCTTCACTGAATCTACCCAAGAAATACTTTCTGTATTCGCAGAAAACAGCGATGAGACTCCTGAAAACCTACACAATAGATTGTTGAATTCTTTCTCAGCGGGCTTCTTTCTTGGCGGAGGATTTGGTGCAGTAGGTGAAGCTGCGTCCGTAGGTAGCCAGTATAATGAAAGGGTAGGTCTATCTGACAGTAATCGAATACTAGAAAAAGATCAGGCAGTTGCCTTTGACGACGGTAAAGAGCTAGACGTCCTTGGGGCAAGGCAGGCTAACACTAACGCCAGATTTGGTCCATCAAAAGACGATAATAGTAATGCTAGTCTTGCTGCCCTGGCAGACCTAGAGCCAGATGCTAATGACCCTTCAGGGTTAATTGACAGAGGATCTAGGTTAGGAATAAAAGCCCTTCAGGGACAAGTTAATAATATCTTTTCAAGAGTAAAAACCAATGGCCCTATTATGAATAGACTTGCTTCTATTTATGGAGCAGCTAATGGTAGAGCAGGAGGTAATCTGGAAGAGAGACAGCAACTTCTCACAGCTAATTATTCTGGTAAGCAACAGTTTGATGAAAGAATAATGATTAGTGAATCTCCTTTCAGAAACAAAAAACAGTTTGTAGATCATGTTTATCTCCCTGAGAATCAAGCTAAGTATGAAACTATTCTTAAGCGGGGCGCTAAAACTAGAACTATAACTGTAGCAGATATTAAGAATAAATCTGGAATCGAATTAGATGCTTGGGAAGTAAATTTTCTACAAGCAGTGCTTGACTCTAACAGACAAGCTAGTATAGATTCTGGGACAGAAGTAAACATTTTATCTAGAGGGTTTAGTGCCAGTAGGGTTTACAGTAAACAAACTGAATTTGAAAACTTACTAGTCAGTGAATACAAAATACCTAGACAAGATGCTGAAAGGATGTCGCAGATATTTAGTAGTACAGAAGAATACACTACACCTAAAGACATAGGTGATGCTATGTTAAACTTAGACAGTAACGCTATAGATGTACGAGCCTTAGGTGATGTAACGCAAAGACCTGCTTTTAAAGATTTCTTAGAACCAGACCCTTTTGTTTCCATTGCTAACAACAGTAACAAAGCTGCAGCCAAGGTAATAAACAGTCAATTCATCGGTGCTAACGGTTCTTTTGCCGCCAGTGATCTTAATAAAGCTTTCAGTAATGGTGAAATCACTTATAATGAGAGAATACAACTAGCTAGAGGTATACAGAAATATCACGCACAAAAATCAGGTACGGATAACGTTATACGTAGTAAAGCATATAATCGCACAATGAATATTATAACTACTACTACCGCGTTAACTTACTTAGGTAAAGCTGTTATCTCTTCTATACCAGAGATTGGTACTGTTATATTTAATGGCAACCCTAATAAGATGAAAGCAGTGTATACTCTAGCTAAAACATCAGCTGCAGAAATGACTGCTCTTGTCAATGAGTCTCTTAACTCACTTTCAGGAGGTAGGGTATCTATGAGAGAGTATCAACACCGAAAGGAACTTAGAGCTGCAGGTTATTTAGCAGATCAACAGTCACCTGCTGCAAGAGTTGGTGCGGAGTATTCTCCTGCTCAAGCTATCTTAGTTAATAACTTCTTCCGTTGGACAGGACTTAACTCTCTAACAAACTTACAAAGGAGTGTTAGGTTATCTATAGCTAGAGATGCAATTCAACACTGGGAAGCTCAAGGCGCACTTCATATGCCTGAAGCAGGTCAAAAACCTAATAAATATTATCAAGAAGCAAGAGATCAGTTATCTAGACTAGGTTTGGACTCAGATAAGTTTATTACTCAAGCATATATAAATGATGTTAGAGGAGACCCCACTGGTCAAGGTGACAGTAACGCAGAGGTAGACGCTTATGAAGAACAACTTAAAGTAGGTTCAGTTAGATTTGTAGACATGGCGATAGCTATGCCTAGAAAAGGAAATCGACCTGCTTTTTATAGTGACCCTAGATTTAGAATGTTTACTATGTTTCAAGGTTATACCTCAACAGTTACTGCTACTATACTGCCTCAGATCTTCAAGGATTTAGGTGGTAAAGAATCTATGCCTGCTGCAAGAGTGCAGGCTATTACTACGATGACTTCTATGTTGGCCCTAGCCTTCCTCTCTATTGCAATGAAAGATGCATTAACTGGAAAAGAAGAAAAGGAAGAAAGAGAAGGCGATGATTTTAAACACATTATGCGGGGAATATATTCCTCGGGACTGGTCGGTACTGCACAACGCCCGATCGATGCTATCTTTCCTCTGTATGGAGAAAAGAACTCTCTTGTAGGGAAAGGCATTGGTAGGGTATTAGGAAACACTGCTGGAGAAGTAACGGACTCCGTCATTTCAGAATCAGTGGCACTCAACTACCTAGATGATTTAGGTAAAGCAGTTGAAGGACATATTTCTGATGATGATAATAAGTGGAGAAGAACACTTAACGTCACTCCTCTAGCGGGGACAATGTTGAAAGACAGGGTCTCACCGTACCAGTTGAAATAGGAGAAATAAATAGATGGCTAAAATTAACACAGGTCAAGTAGGAGTAGGTGGCCCCGGTACTAATATCGATCCACTACAACAGCTACAGCAACAAGGCCGACAACCAGATGGCACTCCCTCACAAGGAGTGTCATTTGAGGCGGCACCTACTACTCCACCTACCTACTCAGGTATGAGCGCTGAACAGATAGCTGCTGTAAGGAATATTCCTGGGTTTGAAAAAGAGGTGTCTGCGTTTGACTCTTATCAAAACCAACTACAACAATACAAACGAGAAAATGTACAACCGTTAAGACAACCTCCTAGCCAAGTTCCTAACGAGACCTTCCCGTTAGGTAATCAACCTCAAGTTCAGGTGGGTCAAAACTTTTTGGCGGAAACCATTAGAACTCCAGAAGGCGAGTTAGAGTCACTAGAACAACAAGTGGAAAGACAGCGTTTAGAGACTAATAGAGCTAACGCGGCTGCTACTCAGAACAACTTAGGTAGCAGGCTTAAAAACTCTCAGGAGCTAAGAGGATTCTTTTCTCCTACTTTTCAAAAACCACAAGTTGATGATCTTACTAGACAAGTTTTAAACTCTGGGCTGAAGCTTAATGAGATAGACTTGAATATTAAAACAAGTCAGTTAGATCCTGGTAGAAGCCTCTCTGCTTTAGAGCACATGAAAGAGAAATATAGTGCTTCTGAGACTGAGGTAGCTTTGTTTGCAGAAGATACATACTTAGGTGCAGCGAAGATACTACTTGGTCTACAAAATAAAGTAGAGGCAGAAGAAAGTGGTTTTGAGTTTGCAGATTTAGGCGGAGAGACTTTAGGTGATGCAACCTTTCAAATCACTAACGGTCTGGTTGCTGTAGAAGCAAAAGCCTTTGAGGGCTTTCTGGCCGCTAACTTTAATGGTAGAATGATAGAAGCCACCCAACAACCTAACAACCCCGATGAACCAATGGGGCGAGCTCTTGCTCGTGCAGCGGTTAACAAAGGTTATTACGAGTGGGTAGACGGTTATCAACCTGTAGACGGAAAGGGCTTAGCTAAGGGTCCAAAGATTAGTGGTTACGCTATGACTGCAGATCTAAAAATGCAGAATGATAAGTACAGAGACTATGCTAGTTTATCCCCTATCCGTATCGGAGCGGTGGCAGCTACTAATAATAGTACTACTTCTATGGGGTCTTTGTCTTTGTTTCAAAAGAGAGATACACCTAGACCTAAAGGTAAACTATCTAAAGAGCTGAAGAACACTACTGGTATGTTTAGCAACTTTACTTCTACTATTTCTAACTCTTTCCGTATACACAGTAATCCTGTACTTCAATCAGATGCTGGTTTTATTTCTGCTGCTACAGCTTACGACCAAGCTTATATGAATGGTCAAGAAATAACACCTACTATGTCTATGCTTAACTCGGCTGCAGAAAAGTTTTTTAAACTAAAACCTTGGTCAGGAGATAAACTAAACGATCAGAACCCTGATGTTGTGGCTCAAGAGAAACAAAACATACTTGAGTCTAGATCTAGAAAGCTCAAGTTGATGGCTAACCAGGTTGCAGATGCAACTAACCTTAACGTACAACTACCTAACGGACACAAGGTTGGGGGTGGTGTATTTGTAGATCCCTCTGCTATGCGTAACTACATCTACGCTTATAATAGCTCAGAGCAGAACTCTACCATTATGAGAGGCTCACTGAGAGGTTACGCTAACCAAACACTTACTACTCGTATATATAATAAACCATCATCAACACCCCTTATCTCTCGCAGTGACTTAACTTCTTTGAGAAACAAGTCGAGAAAAGGAGGAGAGATAACCGCCGCAGATAAGGAAGTTATTTTCTTACTTATGTTAGGCCGAGAGATGGCTAATGTAGGAGGAGAAAGCGGACGTACACGCACGGATGAACAACTACTGCCTCTCATTACTCCTGCTTTTGTAAGAGACATTGCGCTTAAGGGCAAAGCAATTAAACAGTACTCAGAAGTAAACGCTGATCCTCAGAAGTTAACTAATGCTATAGAGGCAGAAAACACTACTTCTATGCTAGACCCAGCACAAAACAATGCACTTCAAGGTGCTTTGTTTGCTATGTCAGCTTCACCTAAACATCATGGTGCAGTTCAACAGATGTTAGAGGCAGCTGATAGTTACGTTAACGCAGAAGGTGCTTCTACTTTAATGACATTTAACGTCTTCCCTGATATGTCATCAGCAGGTCGACTTAACCCTGTTTTAAACGCAGATGGTTCTTTAGGTGCAGAGATTATATCAAGAATGGGATATTATCTCAGCCAAGAGTATACTGATCATATAGGTAAATTACCTGCTTTAGGTGAAAGTGCAGGTACTTTCCCCTTAGGTAACCCTCGTTTATATGTTGCCGAAGCAGTTATACATTCACTGCATAACTCTGCTAGCGAAGGAAACATGGACGTTGCGCTAGCTGGCCTTCTTGAAGATTTGTTTACCACAGAGTTTGGAGGGGATCTCGCAGATACCTTTATGAAAACTCCTGCTATGGTAGTAGATTATGGTATGGCAATTTCTGGTGCAGGTAAGGTTGCTGCTGGCTTATTTTCTAAGCTTATAAAAGAGGCAGACACTGCGGGCTACAACGCTTCCGGTAAGTTAGCTACTCTTGCGGAAGCCAACAATGTTACTATGTCTGAAATTACAGACAGTATTGCAGGAGCTACTGCAGAAGCACTTACTTCTGTAGCTAACCCTTCTTACTCTAGTGCTTTTCAAAAGATGGGCCTAGCCTTAGGTGTACTTAATAAAGCCCCAGTATATGTAGGTTATGACGGTAATGTTCACCAAGTGGGTCAGCGAGAGCGTAGAGAAATCTTTGGTTCCTCAGTAACTCTATCTGATAATACGGGGTTTTCTAGCGCTGCTCCTATGAGAGAAGATACTTTGACAGACTCTCCAGGTAAAAGAGTAGAACCAAAAGCACGTAAGGTGGATGGTCGTTGGGAATTTTCTACCCCATCGGTTTATTCTGCACAATCACAAGCATGGTCACCCGCGGTGGGACACTATACTGAGCGTGCTATTATCTCTAAGGCATTGGAGATATATGAGAAACGTTTTGGTAAGCTTGATAATATTATCTTAGATGGACATGATTCTATTGGTATGGATTTTGCTCAGTCTTATCATTTTCAAAACATACTTCAGAATGAAGCTATTTTTGACATTCTTGAACAAGACCTACCTAGAAAGGCTGCTAGAGCTTCTCTTCAAGCAATGCGGGATTCTATTGAAGAAATTGATAAGCTAGGTAAAATTGTTACTCTAGGACCTAACAGTGATTATAGCCACCTTACTGATTATTTAGATGACTTGTATGATTCTTTGAAGACAATGGATGTTAATCCTACAGGTGCTACTCCAGAAGCAGTTAGGAATCGTAGAAAGGCTTTGAATAAAAACTTGTCAATTCTTTTAGCGGCTAATCTGAAAAATATTTGGGCACCTAAAGGTCCGGGACAAGTTCAGGAAATTGCAGAGTTTATTTTTTATAAAAATAACTCCTCTGATGCTTCTAGTTTTCAAGTAGAAGGAAAGGACTTTACTAAATGGTACTATGATTCTTTCTATAAACCAGCAGAGAACGCAGGTTTAAGCTTTATAAACACAGGATCTGACCTTCGTAAGAAAATGATTGCAGCGATGAAAACTGTTCCAGAAGGTATGATAGCCTTCTTTAGAAACGGCCCAGATAAGGCTGCTTCTCAGTAAAAACTTAAAACCCCCACAGGTATATCCTGTAGGGGTTTTTTTATTCATTTTGGTAAGCCATGTTTTAACAGCTTATCATATTCTTTTGATGCAGCTTTATACATCTTTTCAGCTTCTGTTTTTGCTATGCCAACGTCACCTAGTGTCTCTGACAGGTTAGCAATGTTTTGTTTTTTAATTTCATTCATAGCGTAGTGAACGCCTTTTGCAGAGTTGAGTAATTCGTCAGGGATGTGAACACCGACTTCAGCCATTTGTGATTGCCACTCTTGATCTGTTGTAGTTCCACCACGAAGGGCGTCTTTGTTATAGTTTTTCATTTTACCACCATTGTATTCATATCCATGATTGTGCCTACGACTGTTCCTACTGTTAATATCACGATAAATACCATTATTGCATTCCTTTTGGGTTAAGTTTATTCTTCTGTAGTTAGTATACCGTTGTGAGCTAGATACAGATCATACTGTTTTGCTCCTTCGATAGGGTTATCTTGTTTATCGATAAAATACTTACGCATGTTATCTTTATTATGAGCGTAGAAAGAGGGTTCAATACCTTCTATCTCGCAGTAACGTTCATCGGTCATTAGTGGTTGTTTATTTTTACTAAGCAGATACCGATCACGTAACGCAAACCAATTGTAATGGATTTTGTTTGTCATGTTTTACCTACGAAAAGAAGTTACGAGAGCCAAGGACTTTATCTATTTCTAGATCACCCAGCTCTGGTACTTCTACCGTGCAGCCATTGTTTGTTACGTACTTCTTGACTGCTTCCAAGGGGTTATCATCGCTATACATAGCAACGAACATCTCTTGTGTTAGTTGTTTTAATTTGTTAACATCAGATGCATGGCAACTAAAGCTGTCATGTACGGCACCGAAGTTAACACCGAAATCATCAATCACTAAGGCCATGTGAGTAGCATCCTGCGAGTGAATGTAGTTAGGAGAGATACCTGCGCTGGCTTCTCTTCTGTTAGTTGTTTCCAAGTAGATCTTAGCTACATGGTTGATACGACCTGGTTGCTTAGAAGCACCACCAATAACACCACGTAAGGTAGACTTACAGGTGTCCTGTCTTGTAGCGTTTACCTTGTAGATAACAGGGAAACCAGACTTAGTCATCCAGCGTATATCTTCTCCAGCATGACCGTTGACTAACACTAGTTTACACTCAGCTATCTTAGAGTTAATAGTGTTTAGCTCCATAGTAGTTTCAGGTGTAGGGTTAGCCTTTTGTACTTTGTTAGCTTCCCTTGCTAGCTTCTTATATTTGTTTATCTTAGCATGAGATACTTTCTTACCTGTAGTATCTTGATACTCAAAGGTACCTAACTCCCACTGAGCTAACTCTTGTAGGAACTTCATGGTAGTCTGAGAACCAGGACATACTGCCTCGATTGCTTTAAGTACGTGAGTAGACAAGTCATCACAGTCAATCTGAGTAATGTTATACAACTCATCAGCCCCTGCTTGTACACAATCAGAGTACATAGACTCAGCTATTGTTTGTGCACCAGCAGAGTAAGCACGAGTCATTGTAGCTCGCTTAGAGATTAACTTACGTATCTCCGCATAGGACATGGGCCTATCTTTAAAGAAGTCAGGTGCTAGTTCTACTAACTTCTGTGCTACCTTAACATACAAGTCATGGGGCACAGCACTATCACTCAGTGCTACAAGGTTACCTGTCTTACTATCTCTTGACAAAGCAGCAGAGTGTTGATAACCGTTACAGGTACCATCAATAGCTACAGGTATACTAGACATAGGTACTAGACCTTCTGTCTCCATGTCAGCAATGTCACACCACTCGATACAACAAGCAAGAAACACTACTGTCTTTTCACAGTCATGTAACGTTCCATTGTCAGCAGTACTCTCTATCATATCCCAGTTATTATTAAACCAGTTGATTCTATCTTCAAGAGAGAACTTATCTACGCTGATAGTATCAATACCTTCTGCGTCAAGTAAAGACTTATAGTCTTCTTCAACCCAGTCAGGGATGTTTTCCACGTTATACTTCTCGTTGTAAGAGTTAGCAGTGTGAATAGCCAAGGCACGTTTACCTTCATCATCAATCACTTTACTCTTACTGAAAGACATTAAGCCTCGAGCAATATCGTTACCCTGATAGTTCATGTAAGGCTCTTTGTAGTATACTCTACCTCGGTAGTCTAGATCTACTAGCGAGTAGAACTTATCCCACTCTACTAGTTGTTTAGCCTTACCTATAGTTGTTTTAATCTCAGCACGTTTAGCTCTTACCTGCAGAGGACGTAGCGTCTTTTCCCACTCTTTAGCGATTAAATTGTAACCAGCCTTGGTAGAAGCACTAGGATTCTTCTGGTACTTCTCATAAGCAGTCTTTAGTAGGCTCTTAGGTATAGCCTTATCGTACATAGGAATATCTTTTGGCATAATGTTTTCAAGATTATCTAACAACACAGCTAGGACTTTAGGGTTAATCTTCCAAGCTGTTTGTTGTAGATTGTTGGCTGCTCGTACGAAGGGAGAGTCAATGTAGATGTTATTGAAGGCATCTCGCTGATCTTGAGGTGCAGCAATACCCCAACGTTTAATCAAGGGGTAATTCTTTGGCTGCATAATGTTACT